GGGTCCCCTTCGGGACCCCTCCGTCTGGAGTATGTGACGTATCAGTCACCCAGATTGCCATTGTGGCTACCTGGCCAAGCTCTCCAATGCTTGGTCGCAGCATTAATGCTGCCAATAATAATGAAGCGAGGAACTTCTCTGTGCACGATCCCGAGCACTATTACTCCAAGGCTCCCAAGGTACCTTATACGGCCGGAAGGATTAACTTGAGTCAGGCCGACCCGGCTATATGCGGGCGGACTTGGCCTACACTGTTTAATAGCAGTGCTCTTGGAGTTGAGAAGTATTATGGGCGTGATGGTTCGCACCACACGACCCCGGATGCGCATGGTTGGAGGTCTCCCACCCCTTACTGGGGATATGAGTACAAGTTGACCGATTCAGTCCCGCTGGGTTTCAAACCCCAGATGCGGAACTCGACCAACAAGTCAGTCATGGGAAATACCTGCAACGTTACGCATCGCGCCTCGCTGCCTATGTCTGTAGTCGCGTTAAAAGCGTACAGACCTTCGTTTCCTGATCTTGAGGCGCAGGCCATCTCGGCTGCGCTAGCGGACCTTGGTTCGGCAACGGCCGAATTAGGGGTCGAGCTTAAGGAAGCTCGAAAAACCGCTGATCTTTTAGAGGAAACACTCGGGTTCTTCTGCGACACTGTCCGGGACTTCCGGAAGGGGAAAATACCCCGTGCGTGGAAGAGGCTGAAGCGAAAGTGGAGAGGTCGTAAGGCCCCATCTGCCGCCGCTAATGCCTGGCTCGAATACCGATACGGGTGGACTCCTATGGTTCTCGGCGTTTATGACGCTATGGAGCTGTTGGAGGACAAGAAAACCCGGATCCTGTTTACAGTCCGGAAAAGGGCTGAGCAGGACGACACGTCGACCTCTTCGTTCGAAGCCACACAAGGAGGGTACTATCCCTTTAACGTGTGGGAAACGAGAAGAACCGGTGACGTGAAGTCGGTTTATGTCGTACTTACTTTTGAGGCCAGATCTGACCTCTGTGCGACACTTAATGACGCTGGTGTTTTAAATCCTGCGTCGGTCTGGTGGGAGACAGTCCCCTTCTCCTTTGTGGGGGATTGGTTCCTGGATGTGGGCGGCTACCTTAGCGCCCAAGCAGCCCTCCGGTTGTTTCGCCTGAAAGGGGGAACAGCTACCCATAATCATGAGTGGCTACATGATCGCACGGTGACGTCTATCGAGAAAAACGGCCTTGTGCCGTGTATCCCGTTTACTAAGACGGCATCTGCGGGTGGGAATTCATTCAATCGAAAGGTTTTGAACCCTGACGACATGATTCCCACTTTACTGGCCGGTCCTGGACTTAATCTGGCACGTAGTGCAGATCTCGCCAGCCTTGCCTACTCCCTGTTACGGGGAATGGAAGGCATGCGGAAGTTCCGGCTTTAACCCAAAACCGTGGCTACAGCCACATCAATCTCTTAAGGAGAGTACCTCCATGGCACAAAATGCCGCATTCACAATCGTGGATGACAACTCTGACGACCACGTCTTTTCCCCCATGGGGATCGACGGCGGTGTGGCGTCTTACCAGAACCTGGCCGAGACTATCACCAATGGTCGTGAGACCCTGCGGATGTCGAAGAAGGACGGCAAGTCCGTCCGTGAGATCGTCGTGGGCCTGCGTATCCCGTTCGTGGTCGAGACGACCATTGATGGGGTGACGCGTAGGGCAGTGGAGAACTTCGGGACGGGCTCCGCCCGTTTCACCGTTCCACCGTCCTGGACCTCAGAGCAGTGTGAGACGTTGAGAAGCGCCCTTGCGGGTGCCCTCGCCGCCGTGCCTGTCAAGGCATTGGTCGACAACGATGAGTTCGTCTGGTAATCTAGACGGAAACTCGCCGGCGCCCTCTACCAAGGGGGCGATCGGTCGTTGTGTCTCTCAAAACGGGACGTGCGGTCTTCGAAAGTTCGACCGTTGTCCTTACTGCCTTCACTCCCTGGTATCCTTACTCAGGGGTGTTAAGAGGTCTTCTACATGGCTCTATACGATCATCGTTGGGCTTTTCAGCCTGTTGACCCTAGTGCTCTCTATTACCTCCTCAGGGAATCCCTGAATGTTGGGGTTGCTTCAACCGAAGTAAAACCCATGGAGATCGTTACGGCTCCTATGCCGGACGTGAGTGCTACGAACTTCCGAGACCAGTATCTCCTTCGGGAGGTGCTGCGGAAGTACCCTGGTTTCGACCTGGGGATCGACACCCGAAAGGTGGCTCTTGACGCGTTCTACGCTGATGAGACCACCAACTCTCTGACGAACGATCGGCTGCTCAGTGAGCTCCCACAGGGAGCTATAGGACAGGTTCTCCACCTGTCTCGAAAGAAAATCGCTGAGATACTCGGCCGGTTCGACGAAGGTGAGTTTTGGGCGAGCTGGAGGTTCGGTCCGCATAGCACTGTCAGCCTTAAACGCCATGAGGCGACGATTGACAAAAAGCTAATGTTGACCTCACCCACCTGTACGGTCGGTGCTATTCCACTGTTTCGCAAACTCCTGTCTGAAAACGCCTTCTGGGCGTATACGATGGGTACGGCGATCGCCGGGAAACCGGTCTTGGTGGATTTTGGCAGGATTAAAGTCTGCCAGTACGACCGATGGGAAAGCGTCCGCAAGAACGCTAGGACTGATCGAGGTATCGGGATCCCTCCCGATGGAAATGTCCTGATGCAGCTAGCTGGCGGCAAAATGCTCCGCCGTCGGCTTTATAAAGCTGGCATCAATCTCAATGATCAGGTTCGCAACCAGAAGATGGCCCGCAATGGGTCAATCACAGGTGCGTCGGCAACCGTCGACGTAAGGTCCGCTAGTCAGTCCGTGACATGTGGACTCGTCTGGAACCAGATAGGCTCTCAAAGCCATATGGATCTAGATCCTAGGTGGTATATGATGCTTGAAGCGTTACGTACCCCTTATACCCTGGTTGAAGGGAAGTTGCATGAAAATGAGCTGTTCTCCGCGATGGGGAACGGCTATACCTTTGAGCTAGAGTCGTTGTTGTTTTACGCTCTGGCCTGGGCTTGCACCTCCTACTTGCACGAAGACACACACGCGGTGTCGGTCTATGGTGATGAC